ATCAGAGTGAATGGCGGTGTCCATCGCGTCTTCGAGGCCGCTTTCCGCCGCCTTCATGTACGATTTCAGGACCGGCTTGAGCTGGTTGGCACCCTGATTGTTCAGGATTTCTTCCATGGTCAAGCTGATCGGAATCGCCACCATCTTCGGCGTGAAGTAGGCATCGTTGAACAGTTCGATGGGCGGGTTGTCCAGAAAATCATAGCCGGAATACCACTGGGCATCCTGCTTGGCGATCTGGAGGGTTTCGCGAATGCGGGGGCCTGAATATGACTCCCACAAACCTTTGCGCTTGAGCACGGCAAGAAGCGCGTTTCCGTTGGAAACGAGGTCTTGCCAAGCCGGGGAGCGTTCCTCAAGTGCCATAGACAGCACTTGCTGATAGTTCGCAACCGGATTAATCGGCATTGTTTATCTCCTAGCCCGCCTGCCCGAAGGCATGGTCAAGGGCTTCATCGAGGGATCGGGCAACGCGCTTTTTGCCTGCCGGGCTTGCGCCTGAAGACGGAGCGCCGTTGATGGATTTTTGACCCTTGTCGGGTTGAATCGACAGGTCGGCCACCGGAGTTGTTGAAGCTACCGGTAGATTGGAAGTTTCAGCTGGGGCGGGGTTGAGTCGCTCTGCCAGCGTATAGGCTTCCGAAAGGTCGTTCGTTCGGTTCTTGAGAAAGAACGCGATGTCGTCGGCTAATTCATCGAAGCGCGGGTGTTGAGCCGCGAACGCCTCGACTTCCTTGGCCGTTGCCGTCTGTTGCTGCTTCTGGAACGTTTGCGTAACGCCGCCTACCTGTTCCTTGAGTGCAGCTAATTCCTGTTTTAGTTCGCGAATGGTCGCGTCGGACCTTGACGCCTGTTCGTCCGGCGTCTGCCCCATGACATGCGCCGCAACGTCCTTGAACGACACGCCCATGCGTTGGCAGATGTTATCTAGACCGCCAACTAAATCTTTCTGGAGCAACTGCTCCATATTGTAATATTCGCGAAACACGGCATGGCCTTCTTTGCCGGAATGTTTCGCGATGTCGTCTAACTCTCGGTACGGTTCGTACCGCTCGGCGGCAGGACGATACTTTTCGACACCCTCGATAGCCTCCTTGTCCCGCCGTTCGGCAATGGCCTTCTGTTCTGGAGCCATTGTGGACCAAGCCGCCTTTTCGTGCGGCCTGATCCACTTTGGCGCTTCCTCGGCTGCCGGGCTCAGACCCCCCGCAGGCTTCGGAGCTACGGCAGTAACCTTAACGTCCGTAGACTCTGACGCGATTGCGTCCTTGGCTACAAACTTTCCGTTATCGCGCGGCTGCTCAGCCTTGGCCTCTTTCAGTTCCGGCTTGCTTTCGACCTTCGCCGGCTCTTTCGCTTTGGCCTCTGATTTCGCAATGGCGCGATCAATGCTGTCGTCCAGCGTCGGCGGCTTCTTCGGTTCGTTAACCTGGGCCTGCGCTTCGGGCGGGATTTGCGAGCCAAGCGGCTGTGTGAAATTAGCGCCCTCTCCAATGGGAGCGCCACCGACATCGGCAGGCATGGAAGGGCTATCGGCTGCCGCTGGTGCGGCTCCGTTCACATCTGACATTTAGATTTTCCTGTCTGAGAGGGTGCGTTAGGAAGCCCGCGCTATGGCCTTTTCAATCGCGTTATCGATCCCCGCGTCGTCCAACTTGCGCTTTACAGGCCGCTTGCGGGCCGGGTCGTTTCCAACCTCAATGCAGCCATTAGCCTTAGTGACACGCCGGAACGTCGATTTGCTGCTGTAGTACTGCCCGTCGCATGGGTGCTCAACCGGCTCCATAATATCGCTAACGATCATAGGGCATGGTAGCCCAGACCGCTGTACAGGCGTAACAACGTCCTTAGGCCCGCCCTTTTCGACAAGCTGACCGTTTCGCCAAACCCAAGCGCCTCTAATCATGGAACGTATGCCGTGCCGTCTTGATTGAGCAGGACAACCGGAAGCCCGAACGCCGAAACAATCGTGACCGCCGTTCCTATATCGTTGTCGCCTACCGTCATCGGCGTACCGATAGTACCGTTGACCACAGGAATGCCCCCGCTTGCGACGACTACAACGGGCACGCCCTGAAGGTCTGGAGTAGCCATTACGCCGGCTCCTTCTGTTTCATCGCGTCGGCTTTCATCGCCGTGGTTTTTTCCGTGGCCTGCACGCTAGCGTCCGTCGAGCGAATGGCGTTGTCGGTCTGCGTATTGGTCTGCTCGATCTTGGCCTTGGTGGTTTCAACAGCGGCGGCCGTCTTGACATGTACGCCCTCGATCTCAAGCCTGAGCTTTTCAAGCTGGAGCACACCGATATCCATGTCCTGAGCGTGCTTCTGTTGCGCCTGATCGAGTTGCAGCGCGCCTAGTGACTGTTTGGCTTCCAGATCGGCGGCACGGGCATTTGCCGCGTCAACCGCTTCCTGCTCACGAATGCGCCGGTCAAGATCATCCTGAGCAGCCTTGCTCTGCGCTTCCTGAGCCAGCTTTTGTGCGTTCGCCTGCTTTTCCATAGCATCCGCTTGCGCCAGTTGAGCGTCGGACTGCGCCTTAGCCTTAGTTGCCTCAGCGTCCACTGCGGCCTGCGCCTGTGCCGGATCGGGCGGCTTGGGCTGGCTGGCCAGCATTTTCATCTGGTCGGCAAATTCTTCGATAGCGCCTTCAAGGGTCCGGCCGGCGCGGAACTGGCTGGCAACGTATTTCAGGCCCTCGGCGGCAAGCGGTGCGAGTTGCGGCATAAGCTGAAGCTGCGGGCCAACCTGATTGATATAGCCGCCCATCGCCGTCATGAACTCGGTCGCGCGCTGCTTGGTGGCGTTCTCGTCAGGCGCAATGGTCGAGTCCGTCTCGATATCCAGCACGAACGGACGTACCCGCTGATCCCTGAGCAGCCTCATGACCTTTTCGACGGTCGGGCGTTCGTTTAATTCCTCGATTTGTTTCTTCAGTGCATCGGCCTGTTGCTTGGCCTGCGCCAGCATTTGTTGCGCCTGCTCAGGATTGGCCTGGGCCTGCTGCATCATCTCCGGGTTGGCCTTGGCCTGCTCTACCTGCTGCACAATGCCCATGATCTGCGCTTCTAGCGGCTTGACATGGGCGGCTATGTCGGCATCCGTCTCAATCTCAAGCTGGGACATTTCCAGCATGGTCTTGGGCGTGAAGTTTTCCGCCATGACCTCGGCGCTGATCCGCACCAGATCGCGGGCGAACCGCGCCAATTCGTTCTGCCGGTCACGAATACGGACAGAACCGTATTGGCTCTTAAGCTCCTGTGCACCCAGCGTTTCGTTGGCGTCGGTCGAACCGCGCATGATATCGGACAGCCCGGTGATTTCGTACACATCGGCTATCAGTTGCTTGCGAAGCTCGACAAGCTGGACAATCGTGGTCGCGATCTGATCAATCGGTAGCCAAACGATCATGTCCTTGACGCCGCCCTGGCCAACCATCGCCCAATTGGAAATCGGGACGAGAACCTGATTGTTGGTCGTGGACTTGATCGCGGCTTCTATCGCATCGGCAATCTCGCCAGCGCCGGCTGGATAGAAACCCCTTACCTGCAAGGCGTCTGACAGCGCCCCAATGCGGGCCGTCAGTTCGTTAATTTCCTCCAGTTGGTCCTTGTAGAACAGCATATCCGGCACAGGGACGAGCGAGCGCCGCTGTACCGTCGCATAGGCCGGGCGCGGGCACGGGAAAAATCCTTCAAGCTTTAAATGCGGCTCACCCTCGTCAAGAACAACGTCAACGCCTTCGCTAACCCAGATAACCTTATCTTTGGTCTTGGACCAGATTTCCCAAGCCTTCGCCTTTAGTTCGCTTTCCTCTAGGCCGTCATCGTCTTTCCGCTTTTCGTAAGCGGCATCCAAATATGCCTTGCCGGAGGTTTTAGCGAACCGCTTACGCATCGCTTTTTTTGTCAGATAGGACGCCTTGGCGACCCAAGGAACCTCTTTCCATGTCCGCGCTACGCCGTGCAGGAAGTCCTTGCGGTCGGCGTGGTCAATGCAAACCTTCTGACCATATTCGGTGTCGTATCGAACCCAACCTGCCCCACGGGCAACAACAGTGAGATCATCGCGGACCTGACGCATAACGGCGTCGATGTCCTCAAGCTCGAACCCAACAACAGTGCATCGCTCCAGAAGTTCTGACGCCATGCGCGGAACAGGCCGGCGATCCTTGAACCTGGGAACGACAACCGGAATCGGCGGGCGGGAATAAATAGACGGCCCTAGAACCTGGATATTGGCCCAGAACATCTGGAACTGACGGTCGCGATTGTCGTTCGCCAATGTGCTGAGGTTTGCATAGAGCTTATCGAGGCTATCGGCTTTCTTCTGCCAGTCCTCGTAGGCTTTTTCAGCCTCATCGATTTGAGCCAGCCAATAGCGGGAGGCGTTAGGCTTGTCGCCTTGATATTCCTCCTCCTCTGTGGCCGGATCGTCGCTCATACCTTGATCCTTCGGCCATTCGGTTCATGTACCGGCGGCGGGATGAACTGGCCGGGCTTGGGCACCTTGACCGGCTCGGGAATAACAACAGGCACCGTTCGCCACGCCATCGCCAGATATCGAAATGCGTCAGCCAAGTGCGATGTCCAGTCGTGAACTTCGCTCGCTCTAAACGTCTTTTTCTCGTCGTCCCATTCGCGCCGGTACTGCTCAAGAGCCGCTATGCCCTTTTCCTCGGTGCGAGGATGAAACACGCATCGCTTCAGTGTTGACCGCGCCGCCTGTATGCCGTCAAGCTTGCCAGCCATCGGCACTAGCTGCGGCCTCAGATGGAATTGCTCCATCGTCTCAACGCGCGTTCGCCCGGTGCCCCATTCCTTGACCTTCGCGTCGTGAGGGACAAAATCTTTGCCGGGCAAATACGGCTTGGCGTGAACGATATCGGCGTAATGCTCAACGCCAACACCTGATGCCGTGTAGCAGTCGAGAATGTGGACCTTTGTCCCAACAACCTGAAACCACCAGATGCTAGTATCGTCACGAACGCCGATATCCCATGCCCTGTGAACAGGCTGACCAGCCACAGGCTTGATCGCGTCTATGCGGCCCTCATTGCGAACCGCCAGCATCTCACGGGCGTAGAACGCGCCCAGGATCGCGGCATTAAAGCTGCACAGGTATTCCTGCTCGAACTGAGCGCGGCCCATGTCCTCGCCGTACAGCGCCGTGTATTCCTCGATTGTTTCGGCTAGTTGCTCTGGCGATAGAGCCCCGGTGTCATGCACCGTCGAGATTTCAGCAAACCAGCGCGGATTGTCCCGCGCCATGTCATACATCGCCTTGGCGTGATTACGGCCTCTTGGCGTGGTGATGAACGCCGCCCAACCGTTGTTTTCCTCCAGCATCGGCCGGTGATAGGCCCATGCGCTCGGATTGGCCAAAGCCCATTCCGAATAGACAATCCCGGCCACACCAGCGCCGACCGTAGCGTCGTATCGGTCAGACCCGATGATTTGCCACGTAGAGCCGCATTTGAGCTTGATGAACATTTTTTGTTCATCCTTGCTCTCGCGTATCTCAGGCGGGAAAGCTTCGTCTATCCTGCGCTTTCCGGTGTGCGCGTTGATCGAATCCCATAGAGCCTTTCGGCCTTGTTCGTACTCAGGCAGGCAATGCCAGTATGACGCAACCCGTTGATGTGCCAGCTCGCAACTGGCCATCAATGTGATTTCGTCCTTGCCCCAACGACGATGGGCGATCTCAATTGCTCGCTTGCCGCCACCTACTAGGTATTCATGAAATGGCCGCTGATACCAGCGTACCCGCCGCTCAACTTCCACTGCGCTTTTCGTAAAGAGTGTTGAACGTCACCGGAACATTGCCAGAAACTTCCAGCTTGTCCTTAAACATTCCAAGGTGCTTACCGAGATCAACGAGCGCGGCGCGCTTATCGTGAAGCTTTAGACTTAACCCGCCAGTTGGGCTCTGCTTTACCTCAGCAATAGCTCCAGCCGTATCATCGTCAAGATCAGCAGCACTAATCAGCCGAACGTGGCTAGAATGGATATGCTTGATCACCAGCACGTCGCCGCCGTCCGGGTTGTCCTCCTCGGTGACCAATACGCCAGACCAATCGACGGCCTTCCGTATGTCAGCAAAGCCAATCTTGGCTAATTCGGTAACCACACGCTCGATTGTGACCCCACATTTAGCGGCTGCTAAACTTGTGATTTCCTGTACACGGTCCTGTACTTTCGTCGAAAGTTTACTGGCGTTCCCATCATCCGGCTTATAGCCAACACGGACATAGGCTTCTGAAGCCGATACCCCTTTGGCTAACTCTTGGGCGAATAGCTCATGCTTGGCGTTCTTGAGAACTGCCATATTGTCGGCTCAGAGCGTTTGAGGCTCTGTCCCTGGTGTGTTTTGTGATGCAACCAGCCCAAGCTCTCTGACAATTGCCGGGTGCATATCCTCGCCTGCGAGGGGCGTTGACCCGTCCGCCAACCGGAAGAAACTGACCCATAGGACATCGCCTGGGTTCAAATCGCGCGTTAGCGTGGCAATGAGCGTTCCGTCATGGTCGCGGAACTCGTGACCGGCCTTTACTGTGCTCATGGTATTGAGCTGAAAAACCGCCGCCCATTTGCGAGCGGCTAGTTGGGAGGGTACAACGAAAAACCCGCTCCGATCTCTCGGGCGGGTTCTCGCAAATCAGTCAGCGTATATTTCGGTAATTCAGTCTGATTTTGTCCCGCATGTCAAGAGCTAGTGCCTTTGTGCACATTCCACGCACAAGCATTAGCCAGATCAGTGAATATCTCATGGGTCCAATCATGCCGTCCGGGCAAAGCTGGTCATAGACCGCTACCCGCTTTAAAGCCATTGCGCCTCGCTGTCCGCCGCCTTCCTCGACTGCTTCGTAGGCTTCATTATAAGCTGACTTTCGACGGTCAGCCTCGTCTGCGCTGAATTCAAACGGTTGCCCCTTTGACTTTGGCTCGCCCGTGCAGCTCGGCATGTTGGCTTTTGGAGCATTGATGATGGCCAAATATCGCCCGACAACTCCGCGATAGTATACGCCGGCGTCCCATTCCAGATCGGTGATTAGGCCGTTTAAGTTATAGCGCCCTAGGACGCTTTCGGCCTTAGGATCGTGTGCAAATTGCCTTGGAACACCCAGCCTGTGAGGCATCCTTAGCGCGATAATCTTAGGATCATCCGTCTTTTGACGCACTAGCTGGCCTCCGGGCCGCCTCGAACCTGCTTTACGCTTACGCCCTCGACGCTCGATCTTTAGGGCCGTTAGATTCATGGGGTTTCCTTCAATTGCCAAACCAATCGTCAAACCCGGCTTCGGCCCGCTCAGATGCAGTTCCAAGCGGGCCGTAGTCAGCCGCAGCGATAGTTCCACAGCCGAGGTGTGGCGGCTCGCCAGTAAGGTTGCCAGCCCTGCCGCCATCCGACGCCGTTAATGGTTCGACATCGGAATTACGTTCGCGCTCCCAAATCTCCATAAGCGCGTCTTCAATCCTGTCCCGGTTCACCTGACAGACAAGGTCGCAGATGACCCGCTTCGATAGCGAATTGACCAGCGTCGTTGCCTTGTCATTGCGCGGCTTGTACCAATCGACAGCGTCGACAATCGACGGATGCTCTTTGCAAAACCCACGAATTTGCCCTTCAACGATAGGCCTAATCACCTTTTCTAACGGGTCCATGCGCTACGCCTTAATTCCAAGCTTCTCGGCACATCGCTTCCTATATTTTACGTTCGGATTAGGTGCCGTGATTTTGATTTGCTCCCGGTAGACCTTGACCCATTCCGAAATTGAACTACCCGCAATGACACGGGCCGCGACCTGATCCATAACCGGTTGCCATTTTCTACAGGCATATAAAACTGTCGTATGCTCCCGCCCACCAATAGCGCGGCCGATTACCGGCAAGCTCTTGAGCGTCAAGTGCTTGGCCAATGACATTGCTATTTGCCTTGGCAGAACAATGTTATTAGTTTTCCGATCGGATTCGAGATCGTTCTTGCGAATATCGAATTGCCGGCAAACCTCTTTCACGATGTCGCTAATCGCACATGTCGGAGCGATGATAAGCCAGTCTCGCTCATTAAAAACCGGTACTTTTTCCACGCTTTCAACAGGGTTGCTTGTAAAACTATTCAGGCTCATGCCGCCCTCCCGATATAAACGGCGCGATCAGGCTTCCAATAACAAATCCTTCTATGAGCTTCGCAATAGCTCGATCCATCCCGGCGCGGCTGGCCGCAGAACAGCATGTTTCTGCCGTCGCCTTCCGGGTACATGCAAGTTTTTTGGGTGGTTTCAGAAAACGGAATGCCGAGAAAGTCGGCAGGCGGTAGCGCTTCCTCGAATAAATAAGAAACCTTTGCATGTCTGAGGCGTCTGTTCCTTGGTTTTCTTGGCCTGGAAGTTTTTTTCCCAGAGTGGGGCTGTCGTTCAACGACTGGCTTTGAAAGTTCCATGCGGCTCATTTTGCTGATTACCGCGTTGCGCGAGAACCGTGAAGCGGTGGCCAAGTTAATTTCCGTGGCAATCTCGCTGGCGGAAATCACCCCCTCACAAAGCTGTTTTAGGAGTTCGACCCGCTCGCTAGTCCATGCAGATTTTTCAGCGGCTACCGGCATTCTTGGACCCCAATGTTTTCAACAGTGACGGTGAAACTCCACGGGCCGGGTCGATCCCCTCCCGTAGACATTCGCGGACGAAAAACTCCCGCCCAGATATAATCCGGCGCTCGGCAGCGGCTTTCATTCGCTTTTCGATCTCAGCTTCGGATTCCGATAGGTTAATTTTGTTGGCGTATTTGCTCATCGGATGTCCCCTATTTTTCGAAGTCCCTTTTCTCGAAACAACGCTTGCAGCTCGCTACGGCCAACGTCGCTTGGACGCTTTTCGGTTTCCAAACGCCTTTCCCCAACTTCTGAAGTAGTAAGGGAAATGGATGTGTTATGTAGTGTAGCATCGGGGAGCATTGCATCAGCATTGCTCCCGTTATGCTCAGAGCATCCATCTCTTTGATTATTCTTGCCTTTGGCCCAACGTACCGTTGCAGCCTCCTTTGCTTGCCGACTACGCTTTGCTGCCAGCATGCTCTGAGCATGAAGCTCCCGGTCGCACCTTTTGTGGAACAATTTGCCGTCGCGGCTCTTGAAGAACGCGCGCACGACCTCCCGATGCTCGCCCCACTCTTGCGCCGTCACACGAGCTATTCCGGCGAGAGCCAAATCATGATCAGGCAGGGGCTTCCTGGTGATCATGTATTCGTCAATCAGCCGGCGATAAATCCCGTCTGCCGCAGCGCCTAAATGATAGGTGTCGCGTCGAAACTCGTTCGGATAAAAGGAGTACCAGTCGAAACTCACGCGCTCGCCCGCTCAATAGCCGCCCGGCCCAAAGGAAGGTCAGCCAGCATTCCGAGTGCGTGCATGTAGGATTCAATCACCGCCTGTTGTTCGGTCCGTTCGTCCGCGTCCTGCTTGCGCATTTGAACGATCTTGCGCAGCGCCTTCACGTCGTAGCCGTTGCCCTTGGCCTCGGCGTAGATATCCGAAATGTCGGATTGAAGCTCAGCCTTCTGCTCTGCCAACCTTTCGATCCGCTCGATAATGGATTGAAGTTGTGCAGAGGCATTGTTGCCAATCTGGCTCATTGCGTACCTCTTTCATTAGATTTTCTCTCTGATACGCAAACGCTACAAAACGCTAGTAAAATCAGGCTTTTTAGGTCACACTCGGTACTGAAAAAACACATCGCCACCATTGGTAAGATGCAGATGAACAACACATGGCCGCCATTCAACGAAGCGAAGCCACGTCCATCCGGCGTTTGACGTTCTAACTGGCCGCCATGCGAACCAACGCCGCCAGTCATCGACAGGATCAGCAAACAACGGTGAGCATTCGAACGTCATGCCGCCATCTCAAATCCCGAGGGTGAACTGTTCCCGCTCTTGCTCGTAAGCCGCAGCGCATAGCTTGGCGCGCAAGACTTCCTGCCACCACGGCGCTTTGCAGCCGCGCATGAGATATTCGAGGACGATCCAGCCCGCGTCGGTGTGAAGTAGTTTGATGATCGCGCGTGAAGGTGGATCAACCGCGCCTTTGCACCAGTCGTAACAGGTGCGTTCGGCTTCGCTTGTGAGATGGTGAACTGCGGCGGCCGGTTTGTCTTTCGACAGCCGTTTCGCGAGTCCCGGAAACCACTTACCGCCTTTGCGACTAGTCGCGAAAGATTCGATGATCGAAAATTCTCTGCGAACCGTCGCGACGACTTCGCTGGCGCTGTTCCGCGCCACTGATACGCTTTGAGCCATGACGCAACTCCTACAAACGCAATACTGGAACCGGATATGCGCAACACAATCGATGACGACATTCGACAGCTCGCGCCGTTACTCGCGCTGGCTATCTCTACCGCTGTCTTTGCTGTGGTCGTTTGGTGGGTGTTTTGAGTTCCGCGTTCCCCCGACGCGGAAAAGGGCACCCCGGCTGTGCGGCGTATGTTATGCGCAGCCGGGGTGCAGTAGCGGCGTCCGGGAGGTGGACAGCCGTGGGGAAGCTGGCAGTTCATGACGCGGCTGCCGATGTTTGCTTATCCGGTCGTATTTGCGTCATGCCCCAAAGCGCGGCCGGCGCGGATTTGCCGATCTCGGCAAGCGCCTCGGTCATGACTACGTAGGTGTTCGATGGAAATCCGTTGGTCCACATATAGACCGCCGAAACTTGCCGGCCTGTCAGCTTTGCGACTTTCGCGTAGCCGCCAAGCGCTTCGAACACCGCTGATGATGTTTCGAGAAAATCAGACATTCCTCAAATCTAATCCAAATAATTTTTAGCCGCAAGGTCAAAAATTGCTTCATAGCCAACCAAATTATTTTTTTGCACCTTCCGGCGCTATGGATAAGCTTGGGACAGGAAAAGACGACCCGGTAGCGCGGCGCGTGCGGCGCTTGCGAACGGTTATGGAATACGAATCCCCCGGTGCTTTTGCAGCCTTTTTGGGATATTCCGCCCAGCGCTGGGGCAACGTCGAAAACGGCCACCCCCTAAGCCGGGACATAGCCTTCAAGCTCGTCCAGATGTGCCCTGGACTGACCTTAGATTGGCTCTATTTCGGCAAGCCGGACGGGTTACCGTTGGAATTAGCGCGCCGGTTGGGGGAAATACCCACTGGCCGGGCAAAACGCACCAGCGAGCCCCGCTGAGGGTTTGGGAGGGTTGTGGATAAGTCCCGTCCTGTCCCCCACTCTACAAGCTCCGTAAGGTAGCCAAGCACCAATATAGCCTCGTCGTGGTCTGCCGGTAATTGGGCGGCAAGTTGCAAAGCGTTGGCTTTGAGCTTTTCACGCGTATCTGTCATGTTTCTATACCCTATTGATTTGACTATCAATTATTGAGTTTTCTCGCATTCCTCCACCGTAGATTGACATTGTGTCATGTGGCGGACGTTCGGCGCTATACAAATTTTCGTGCCCAGAAAATCCAAATATATTTTAAATAGGGCTTGCGCCTAAAAATTATTTGGATTAGGTTCTCTCCTACAGCAACGGAGAGCGACATGGCCAAGCTGATCGAAATCAAGAGGGACGGTCAGAAGCTTCCCTTCCACGCCTACGTCAACGGCAAGTTGCTTCGCAAGAAAGACGGCACAGGCCGCAGGTTCAAGACAGAAGCCGCCGCCCGCAAAGCGGCGGAGGCCGCTTGAGCCGCTGTGTCAAACGCGCACGGCACTGAGATGTGCACACGCACGAAGTAGAAGCCAAAGGATTGAGACAATGAACGACAGTAATTCTAGCGATCTCACCACTGGTGATCCGAAGCCCTCAGTTGCCGCGCACACTCCGGGGCCTTGGGCTCACAGCATGGACGGAACGCTCCCGATCTACATCGCCACAAAGGATGGTCGGTGGAAGCACGTTCCCGGCACGCTGATCGCTGAAGTCGGCGCGAAGCTTACAGTTGGAACTGGCGACTTTCAGGAAGACCTCGCCAACGCGAGGTTGATCATAGCCGCGCCGGATATGCTGGCATTCTGCCGCGAAGTCGCGAACACCTTTGCCGATGCAAAGTATCCCGGCTCGCAGGAAAGCCGTCTCCGCAATGCGGCACTCGCGCTAATCGCGAAAGCAACACGCTCAGCGCCTGGATCACCAGTGGCTCGCGATCAGAGCAACGGGCAGTCGTTGTCCAAAGAGGCCTGACATGCTCGACAAGACCAAACAGCCTTTCAGCGGCGCGGTCATCTTCGACAAGATCGAGGACATGCTGACATTCATGGGCTGGCAGTCGGATATGTCGCCCAAGGCACAGGCCGAACGGGCTGCTTGGCAGGACGAAGCCGCGATGAGCCCGAACGAACGCCGGGAAGCCGCCGAAGCACGCCGCGCTAAATCGGGTGCCGCATGATCTCACAGCATCAAGCCAACGAAGCGAGCAGGATTTGCGCCCGTGCTCTTGAGCAGATCGCAGCTATCGCGCGCGATATTGCGGAAATGAAGAAGGCCGCCGACGAGTTTAACACGCGCATGGCTGAGCAAAATAGCCGACATGGCTGATGACCAATCATTCAGAGGGTGAAATGACCAAAGACGAATTGAACAACCGCCGTCAACGCAGCGCGATTATGGATGCTGCCGCGAATTGCTGGGACCCGATTGATGGAAAGCGACTAGCCGACCAATTGCGGGAAGCGTGCAACGGGCATCCGAACGCGGAAATCCCTTGGCCGCACCGGCTTTTGCACGAAGCCGCCGACGCTCTTGAAGCCAGAGCGGCAAGCCATGAATGAGCAATGGAAGCCCATCAGCACCGCACCCGAAACTGGTGAGCAAATCCTTGTCTGGTTCATGGGGCAGTTCAAGTGGTTTTCCTATGTGGCCGACGCATGGGGATCAAAAACCGGCGGCGGTCAACGGGCAGCGCCGACGCATTGGACCCCGATCATTCCGCCAACTCGGATCGCATAACACGCATTAAGGAGCCGACGATGGCAAAGCCGCAAACGAAAATTCCGCGCAAGATGCTCGATGAACTGAAGGCCGCCCGCAAAGCGGCGCAGTTCGACGAAATGTCGCAATTTGATTGGGCAGACAGCAAATGCACGGTCACTTGCCGCAGCGGCGACTTCGAAGGTCGCCCCGATACCTTCATCAAAGAGCGCACGCGCATCTACCGGCAAAGCTGGATCATTCCGCAACTTGATGCCGTGATCGCATGGGCCGAAGGGCGCGACGTTCGTTAACAGGGGTAGAACAATCATGGCAGTAAGAAAACGATGTGACAAAGGTGAATGCCGCCTCTTTGATCTGGAGGCGAAAAACCGAAGTCTTCTGGCGACGTTGCAGGAAATCGTCAAGGACATGGAGGCCAACGGCATGCAGTCTTGGACCGTAGCCAATAAAGCCAGAGCCGCCATCGCCAAAGCCACAGGTGCCGCATGACCGCAGACACCCTCGCCTATCGCTTCTCACTTGGCCTCATGGTCTGCGGTTCGCTGGCGCTGATGGTCCTGGTGAACTTGAAGCGGTCATGAGGCATTTAACGCTTATTAGAACTCAGGGAGAAATTTCATGTTGATCGTAGTTGGAAATGCACTGCTCGGAGCCGCCGTTGGGTCGCTTTTGGTCGCCGCCGTTCTTGACGCCAATTTCACGTTGGGCGGTCGCGCCTACTACTGCACGCTGGCCGCGATGGTTTTTTCCGGGGCCGTTTGCCAGATGCTTTCGCGTTAACTGCGGATTAATGAACATCAAATCGAACGTAACCAAACACAACCAAAGGGGAATGCAATGAACTACTCGACAGCGGTTTTTGTGATCAACAGCAAGATCATGGCGATCCTTGCGACCTACGAGGACGGCCAGAAGAAGACGATGTTTAAGACGCTGGACCAGTCTATCGCCCCTGGCGATTTGGTCGTGGTCCCTACCGATACTCGGCACAAGATGACGGTCGTCAAAGTCACCGATGTGCGCGTGAATATCGACCTTGATGACCCTACTCCGGTCGCGTGGGTCGTAAACAAGGTTGATAAGGAAGGCTTCGACGCCCTGCTCAAGCAGGAAGTTCACGCAATCGAAGTCATCAAGTCTGCCGAGTTCAAGAAGCGTCGTGACGAAATGCGCGATGCCATCACGGCAAATGCCGAAGAACTTAAGGCGCTGCCGATCTACGCGAACGGCAAGTAACGGAATTGGTGGCTGTGACCTAGTGCCCTCTGCCTCATAGGAGTGGCCACCGGCTTAGAGACGCATGCGCGTCTCTAATAAAGAAAGAAGTTCTGGTGAGGGGTGGGCGTGAGGTCAGGGCGAAGTCCACCCCTCCGAGGAACTTGGAGATACGAAATGGCTAGCTGTCCAAAGTGCGGGAAAATGAAGGTTTCGAAAAATACTGAGGGCGTTCGCCGTTGCTCGCATTGTGGGCCAACTGCAAAGCCTCAGCATTGTTCTGAAACGGAAACGAACAAATGACCCTCACCGAGCGCCTTGAACGTCTCAACACCGACCGAGCGAAACTAATCGCCCGGTTTGGCAAGCGCCGAGAACAAAAGCGCGCGGCCAAAGACGTAGAGCGCGAGCTGGTGCGGGTGACGGCCAAGGTTCTGAAATTCGAACGGAAAGCGGAGAAAGTAAAATGAGCGTCCCGACTGACGAAACCATGGATTGCCTGCGCAAGATCGAAGCCGTCTCGGTTTCGTTTGAAATGCGGGCGCGTTGGATCACCGATGACGTGAACGCGCTGGTCAACCTGCCATCATGGGAAACCAGGGCAGAGGACCGGCTGGCCAAGGCCGAGCATCAAGTGCGCCGTGCCTTGCAGACCATTGAACAGGCGCGGGCCTTGCTGCTCAAGAAGCGCCCGCTTCAGGCAGCGGAGTAACCAGTATGCTTGCCCCGATAGGTCACAATCAGCCGCCAGGCGTCATTGACGCAGCGCGTGACACTATGGCCGCGTTGTCGGATTGGATGAAAGACCGCCCTGTCATTGAAACCGACGAGGACGCCAAGGGCGCCAAGCTATTGCTGGACCGCGCCAAGGGCTGTGCCGGCGATCTGGAAGCCGAGCGGATCAAGCTGGTTACGCCGCTGAATGAACAGCTTGCGGAAATCAACGGCACCTACAAGCCGGTCCACAATACCGACGCCAAGAAGCCCGGAATGCTGGATCGCGTTGTTATCGAATTAAAGGCCCGACTGTCGGTGTTCATGAAGGCCGAGGAAGCCCGGCGCGAAGCAGAGGCCGAGCGCCTGAGATTGGCAGCTATCGAAGCCGAGCGGCTGGCGCGAGAAGCAGAGGCCAAGGAACGCGAAGCTATCGAAAACGCTAAGGCAGGCGAGCTTGGGGTGGACGTAACCCAAGTGGTGGTTGAGGCCAACAGTAGGTTTGCCGATTTCAAGAAGGCTGATCGCACCGCCGCCCGTGCCGAGAAGGCAACGAACGTGAAGGTTGGCGGCGGCTGGGGCAACGCGGCGTCTCTGCGCACCAAAGAAACACTCATTTTGGAGAGCTACGGCAAGGCGATCAAAGCCATCGGCCCACATGAAGGAATTCGCGACGCAATCCTTTCCGCCGCGCGTGAGTATCGAAAAGAGAAGGGATGCCTACCCGAAGGCGTAGTTTCTGAAACCGAGCGCAAGCTTTAACAGGAGATATGAATGCCTCTCAACCTTTCAGTCAGTGACGGCGATTTCACGCCATACATCAAATACAATGCCAAGGCCGGGCGCTGGTACGTTAAGCCGGAGGGTGCAAGCGAGGAAGTCGAAGTCATCAATCCGGCTCTCGCCTTCGATATGGCGAACATCCGCACCGGATGGCTTTTCTACAATGAAGGCTCTGGACCTGAGAAGGTTTGGGACCCATCGCCTCAGCAGGTCGCGCCGAAGCCCCCTGGCCCACGCAAGTTCAAGCGCGGATTCGAGGTCATGGTGTACGGCAACGGCATGGTTGGCGGCAAAAAGCTTGGCCTTCGCGAGTTCTCCAGCACCGCCTCAAACGTAATCGGCGCGCTGCTTCGCATGTATGCCGAGTATGAGGCGGGGGCGCCGGCCAACGTTGGCAAGGTGCCGGTCTATATCTGCAACGGCGTGAAGGCCATCAATGGCTCCTATGGAGTGAACTACGAGCCGCAATTCACGCTTCAAAGCTGGGTTGACCGCACTCGCGTTCCCGAATTCGACAAGCACGCCGAAGCCGCGCCGAAGCCGAAAGAGTTGGCCGGCGCTGACGCCATGGACGATGAAATCCCGTTCTGAGGACTGACACATGAGCGAGCCCGCCGCCTTTACGGCCACCTACAGCGATCTGAAAGTAGTGCGTACCCGTCAGGTCGTACAATTCATATTCGAGGTGCCGATAGAGGCGGCGGATCATGCCTGCAATGTTTTGGGAGGGATGCCCTCCCCGATGGACGAACGTTGGTTTGCAATAGCCCGCATGGAAAAGAAATGAAATTCAGGGACCCGCGCAAACATGATGAAAAGCATTTGGAATACCTGCGCCAGCTTCCTTGCCTCGTTTGCGGCAACAATATCGAGACGCAAGCGGCTCACCTCAGGTTTTCGGACCAGCGCGCGGCGAAGGTCAATCCTGGTGTCGGGCAAAAGCCGCATTATTTTTGGTGCGTACCCCTATGTGGACGATGCCACGGCGAGCAACACGAGATGGGGGACGAGGCGAAGTTCTGGAGCCAAGCGATGATCGACCCGTTGTTTGTGGCGATGGCGCTTTATCTGAACACGGGCGACCACGACGCAGACGAGACGATCATTCGAGCGCAGCATTAGAGCATTCGGGACAAGAACGATGACAGTTTCCGACGACACCAAGAAGGCAACAGATCAATACTGGCGAACGGCTCGTGAGATTCACAAGCTTATCGGGTGTTGGGGTTTTACGTCTGTACGCCGAGCATTAAACGAGATGGCTGAAAGTGGAATAGCTGAGGCAAGGCGCATTCCACATCGCAACGGTGAAGTGATCGAATACCGCGAAGCGCGGCGTTCATGACAGATAAGGGAGATTGAGAATGGCTAAGACACACGAATTGAAAATATGGCCGCAGTGGTTTGATGCGGTCAGGCTCGGAACAAAGACTTTCGAGATCAGGAAAGATGACCGTAATTATGCGGTCGGTGACACGCTCGTTTTAAACGAGTTTCGTCCTGGCGTCGGAGAATACACCGGCCGCAAGATAGAGCGCCGCATCAATTACATTCTGCCGGCCGGAGAAAAAGCAGAGCAATTCGGCTTGCAGGCCGGTTATGCCGCGCTTGGCATAGTGCCGGTTTGAACAGCGCATACGACTGATGACCAATCACTGTAAGAGACCGAACAGATGACTAGCATTGAAATCTTACTGGCGTTCATCGCGTGGCAGCTTTTCATGATCTGGGTGTATGTCCGCTGGATTTACCTCAAGGTCCAGTACGGCAAGCTGTTCGATCCGCAGGCTCCGGTGAATGCTTATGGCGAAGGACTTGCCGACGCTATTCAAAATTCAATCGAGCGCGGCCAGCGCGGAATCTCGACTTACCAATAATCGCATACGCCCGATATCCGCTGAAACAGGAGATTGAAATGTGGACCACCACGGCACTTTGGCTCACTGGGATTTGTTCTTTTACGGGTGGCGCTGCGTTCTTCGGATTGATGGCCGGGCGTTTCTTTGTTTTTGAAGACGACGAGACAGAGAAGCGCGGGGTTTGGGCAAATCGTGACCGCGCTTACCAACTCACACCGATCCGCAAGCCGCCGGTCGATCCGCGTTAACAGCCAGAGAACGAACATGACGACGTGGGACCAAGTACTCGCCGTTCACTCAAAGCACCCGGAATGGTGCTCGACAGAGATTGCGCGCGAGCTTGGCTGTCACCCGGCTTACGTTCGGGCGACGATGCAGCGCCGTGGCATGACGCTAAAAACGTCGCGGAAGGCTGGCCGGCGTCTCCAAGATTGGGAGCGTCAAGCAATTCTGGACGCCTACATTGATGGCGAGAAACTAGAGGCCGTCGCCTGTGAGTTTGGCGTGACTATGTGGGCTGTCAACAAAATCGGCAGGCGTGCTGGCGAGCCGCCGCGCCCAATCGGCAGGCCACCAAAAGCTGCGCGGACATAAGCCACAACCGCGAATTTTTGTAAGTGCGTACCAACCCAACGGAGAAGATGATGAATTACAGTGCCCCCACAGCCGGAGCCTCTATGCCGAAGTCGGCACCGGTCACGCTCCAATCAAGCATCGAGGATTTTGACCCAGCCATCGATCGTGTCGAAGTTCTCATCAATCGAGCGACCAACTGCGCCGACCGCATCACCGGCACCCGACCGAGCGAAGTGGGCGTCACGGACAAGAACCCAGTGGCGAGTGGTCTGATCACCGCCGTCCAAGAACGCCGCAGTCGCCTAGCTCGCGCCGTTGATCGGCTCGAATCAGAAGTAAGCCGCATCGAGAGCGGCCTGTCCTGACGCTTTGATCCCTCCGGCCTCCGGGCCGGAGTATTGAAAGCGGATATCTCTCATGACCAAACGTAGGAAAAACTCGATGACCGAAGAAGCAGAAATCAGATCGCAGATGGGAAAGTTGCAGCGGCAACTCGATAAAATTGAGGACGCCAAGAGTGACGCCAAAAACGCTGCCCTAGTCGGAAGGTACTTTCGTTACCGGAACAGCTATGGTTCTGGCTCCGTGTGGTGGATGTATTTCAAAGTTACTGGATACAAGGGCGGCAGTATCAGGGGGCAGCAATTTCAGACTACCTCTGACGACGAAGTGCAGATCGAGCCCGCCCGATCCTTCTATCGCCACATGCATGGCGGTTTCGAGGAAATAAAAAAGTCAGAATACGAGCGCGAACTTAAAAAGGTTCAGCGCAGGATCGCGGCCCTGAAAGCGTAATTCGCGGACATATGGTGTTAGGACGATGAAAAATTACGAGAACCCCAATTTCATCCAGCCTTGGCAAGACACGCCAACGCTATGCAATCACCTCTGCATCAACGAATCGACGCTCGACACTTGGGTTAGTCAGGGCCGCTTAAGCGCATCGAGAATTATCGATGGCGAAAAGTTTTGGAGAATGGAAGATGTCAATTCGTTCCGCCGTGGACGCGTGTACTTTATTGAAAGCGGCGGCCTCATAAAAATTGGTTTCACCGAGAACCTAAAATCTAGACTTGCAACTCTCACGAGCGACTCCAGCCACCCAATAGATACGCTGTTGGTAGTTTGGGGGCCAAAGTCCTTAGAGGCAAAATTCCACGAAAAGTTCAGTTCCACACGAGAACATGGCGAGTGGTTTCATAAGTCGCCAGAGCTTTTGTCCTTTATCGAAGAGCTGAGGCTTTGGGAATAATGAGCCGGCGCCCCGCCACCTTCACCCAAGCAGACGTTGCTCGAGCTATTCGAGCCGCGAAGCAGGAAGGTGCTGCCGAGGTAGAGGTTCGCCCTGACGGCGGAATCGTGGTCCGCATGGTCCCGTCATCCACTGAAATCGGCGGGCCAGCCCTTGAGCGGTCGAAGGAGATCATCCTTTGATTGCCCCCATGCCGCGCCCCAGGCCCCCGCATTTGCAGTCCGAGACGACGCGCCACGGTCGGAAGGTCTGGTATGTCCGCGTCGGCTCCGGCCAGCGCATCCGGCTCCGAGCTCAGTTCGGCACCCCCGAGTTTCAGGACGAATACGAGGCGGCCCTGCGCGGCGAGCGCCCCGTCAAGGGCAGCAAGGCCAAGGCCGGCACGCTCGAGTGGCTGATCGCCCGATACCGGGAAACGTCCGCGTGGGGCGACCTCTCGAGCGCCACCCGCCGCCAGCGGGAGAACATCATAAAGCAGGTCATCAAGACCGGTGGTCAGCAGCCCTATACCTCAGTCTCGAGCTCTGGCCTGGCCGCTGCTCGAGACAAGCGCAAGGACACCCCGGCCCAGGCGCGGCACTTTCTCGACACCATGCAGGGCCTTTTTAAGTGGGCTAAGGGTGCCGGTTTTGTGAAGATAAATCCGGTGTTAGACGTTGATTATCCTACACAAAAGAAGTCTCAGGGCTTCCCGGTTTGGACCGAAAATGATATCCTAAAGTACGAGCAAAAATGGCCTCTCGGGACCAAGGAAAGGGTCTGGCTGGCCGTCCTGCTCTACACCGGGCTTCGGCGCGGTGACGCGGTTCGGCTGGGCCGGCAGCACGTCCGAAATGGCGTGGCGACGATCCGCACCGAAAAGAGCCAAGGCGAAATCGAAGTCATTATCCCGATCCTGCCGGTTCTGGACGAAGCGCTCAAGGCAGGCCCTACCGGCGAGCTCGCATTCATCTGCGGAGCTCGAGGTGGCCCGCTGGTCAAGGAAGCGTTCGGAACCATGTTCTCGGAAGCCTGCCGGTTGGCGGGCGTGAAGAAATCAGCCCACGGCGTCCGCAAAGCCGGCGCCACCAGGGCCGCGAATAACGGGGCGACCGTGGCGCAACTCGAGGCGATCTTCGGATGGGTCGGCGGTCGTATGGCTTCGCACTACACCAGATCGGCAGACCGAGCTCGGTTGGCTCGAGACGGAATGGCCCTGCTGGCGAACGATGGCGGAACATCTATTCCCGCACCTGACGAAAAGGTGCGGGGCTCATTCAAAAAACAGTAGGTAAATCAAATGGATAAAAATGCGATGGTGGGAGAGGTAGTTGTCGGACAATCCAATCCCGACAATGGCTTAGACCAAGGGTGCGGGAAATCAACCCCCTTTGAAGCACAAATGGAAATTCCGGCGGCTCCCGCACCTAAAGGCACGGTCCAATGGCTCATTGACGAATACCGGACCGACCGGGACAGCCCCTATCACAGCAAGCGCTGGCCGACCCGCCAGCACTATGACGTGCTGTGCAAGCGCATCGCCGCCGACTTCGGCACGCTGCCTCTAGCCGACATCCGCGCCCGGCAATTGAAGCGCTGGCATGAGGACATTGTGGCGCGCGGGCATGTCGCGATGGGTCACGGCCTCGTCGGGATGATCCGCACCCTCGTCGGCTTCGGCGCCACCATCCTTGAGGACAAGGAGTGCGAGCGGCTGGCCGGGATGCTGCACCTGATGAAGTTCGCGATGGCCAAGAGCCGCACCGAACGCCTGACCGCCGAACAGGCCAACCTGATCCGGCGCGAGGCTCACAAGGCCGGCCGCCCGTCGATTGCCTTGGCCCAGGCCATCCAATTCGAGGGGATGCTGCGCCAGAAGGACATCATCGGGGAATGGGTGCCGGAAACCGAACCCGGCCAGTCGGAGGTCCGCGCCTATGGCCAAAAGTGGTTGCGCGGCATTCGATGGGAGGAAATCGACGCCGACTTCGTGTTGGTCCACATCACGTCCAAGCGCCAGAAGGAAATCACTATCGACCTGAAACTGGCCCCCATGGTGGTCGAGGAACTGCACTACGCGATGGGCCAGAACGCCATCGGCGGCTTGCAGCGCGATAAATTCCCGGCGACTGGCCCTGTAATCTGGAGCGAGGCCAGTGAACTGCCGTGGATCGCGGGCGAGTACCGCCGCTGGTGGCGGAAGCTGGCGCGGGCCGCCGGCATCCCCGACAGCGTAAGGTCGATGGATTCGAGAGCCGGCGCGATCAGCGAGGCGACCGACGCTGGTGCCGATCTAGAGCATGTGCGCCACGCGGCCACGCATTCCGACATTGCCATGACGATGCGTTACAGTAGAGGCGCAGAAGACAAGATCGCTGGCGTGCAGCGGAAGCGCGCTGAACACAGGAACAAGGCGTCGTGACCAAAGCTACTAAAATCTATGACCTAGATGTGGACCGCCTCCATGAAGTTTTGGACTACGATCCGGAAACCGGCGTGTTCACTTGGCGCGTTCGAACTGGCCCTATGTGCAAGCTGGGTAGCCCGGCAGGGAGGATTGGAGCAGACGGCTACCGATCTATTGGCCTCGACCGCAAGACCTATAAAGCCCACCAGTTGGCATGGCTTCATGTCCACGGAGAGCCGCCCGACGACGAGCTTGATTTTATCAACGGCGACAAGTCCGACATTCGCTTGGTTAATCTTAGGCCCGCTACCCGCGCAGACAATGCGAGGAATGCTAACCGGCCATCGAACAGCACCGGCTACCGAGGCGTGAAGAAGTTTCACAACCGCTTCCATGCCGTGATTCGGCATGGTGGGAAACGTCACTTTATCGGAACCTTTGCGACGGCAGAGGAAGCCTACGAGGCTTACTGCGCCAAGGCTAAGGAGCTTCACGGCGAGTTTGCGCGTTTCAAGTGAGCATTCTGCCAATGACCAAACATAGGGAACAGACATGAACGCCGATTGGAATGATCCATCCTCGATCCCGACCATGAAGCCCGGCAACATGAAGGAATTTATTGTCGCGGTTTACCGAGCACACTCGGGCAAGGTCTACACCTTTGCGGCCACGTATCTGAATGGATACGGCCTCAACTATGAGAGTTGCCCGAAAGGCAACGCCAGTCCGTACGAGGTCTGCGAAGGTTGCGAGGACGGATGCCCGACGACCGGCTGGTTCTCACAAACCGGCGACGAGGATGAGGGCTCCACATTTCACGCGATGAACATGAAAGACGGGGATCAGTTGATGGGCTGGCAGGAACTACCAAAGTGGAACGGTGCTGTTCCCGTCGCTGCGTAATTCGCGGACATCATGCATTAAGGAGCCGACGATGGAACACCTAGCCTGCAAAATACCGACCGAGAACTGTGGCGCGGCCCGGACGAAGGCAATGGCAGCTACTGATGCCGATAGCGTCCACGTCACCGAAGGCGGGGCCATAGGTATGAACGTGGGTGGCTATGTCATCGCCATGCGCCCGAGCGAGTGGCACGCCGCCTGCAAAGAAGCCGCCGATCTGCGTACCCAGCTAGAGGCGATTGAGGCCGAACGTGACAGCCTGCTTGAAGGCATCCGCGCGCTGCACAAAGTGTGGTGGACAGTCGGCGCTGACCTGGACAAGGAAGCTGTAGCGCAGCAGTGCCTCAAACTTTTCAAGTTGCTGCCAGCACGTTCGGACAAGAACGGTTAAGGAGAATTTCGATGGACAGGATTGCCGAGCGATTGCGCACCGCTGCCGAGGGCGTAGAGCGCGCCACGCAGATGATGGCAGATGCCAAGTCGGCCAGAAACAATGCTGCCGGCGATGTCGATGCAAAGTACGCGGGGCTTTCGAAAGAGCGGACAGCCGAGTGGCACGCCGCCGACATTCTTGAAGCGGCCTACCGCTGGCGTCGGGCATTTCACCACGGGACGCGCGAGGAAATCGAAATCCAGGAGCAGTGCCTACTGGCGATCCTTGCCGAGCACCCGGAAGTCGAATGATCGGACATGGGCCGTCACCAATGAAGCCAAAACGAGTGCAACGAAAGCGGACGAAAGGTTGGCGGATGCCGGCCAATACCATTTATGTCGGGCGCGGCTCGATGTGGGGAAACTACGCCGCATTCCGGCACAGCGTCATCAAGGGACCGGAGGCTGTAAAATTATTCTGCGAGTGGGTCGAGAATGAAGCGAGCGAGGCATGGAAAGGCCGTGCCCAAATAGAGTTGCGCGGGAAAAATCTCGCTTGTTGGTGCAAGCCAACCGAGCGGTGCCATGCGGACGTGCTGCTAAGACTCGTGAACGGATAGGAGAGGACAATGAACCGAAGCTCAAAGATCAAAGACACCAAGCCCGTCAAGATGTGGGCCGCCATCAGCGAAGACGTTCCGCCACAGATTTGGGAGGTCGGGTTCTACAAGGACCAGATGCAATCGAACCTGCGGAAAATCCGCGTCACGGTCGCCCCGGTGCTGCCGAAGCGCAAACGATAGCATTGGGGTGGCAAATGAACATGCCTGACGTGGACGAGACGGAGATTTCAGGTGCCTCTAGAGCCATCAGCATGGAATATGACAAAGTGATCGGCGAGAAACAGGCACGCAACATCGCCTATGTAGCTCTGGTCGGGGCACGTCAGGCAAAGATTGAAGCCGCGCGATTGGCGTTGAAGAGGGGTTAATGAACATGAAGGCATATGATCTGAGCGATGCGCAGTGGTGCTTCCTTGACCTGCTCTTGCGCGCGAAGAAGCGAGGCATCCCGGTGCTCAGCCGCATGGAAATCCTGCACTCGCCAACCTTGCCGCAAGGCGCGGCGATGAAGCTGGTTTGGGGCGCACTCACGATCCCCGCCGAACTGGTCAAGCACACGCCTCCGCACGACTTTGAAATCACCGAGGCCGGCGCGTCGCTCTACAATCTCCGGTTCGGGACCAAGGATAAAGCGGCACAGCCGTCGCAAATTGCGGACGGCGTGATCTGCCTGCCGGACCTGAGCAATAAGCCCATATGACGCGTCAACAAAGGAGGCAGCCGTGACGGACAAAGTTAGGGAAGCGTTGGAGCCGTTCGCGAAGGTCGCGCGCTACATGTTTGTGAGCGGCCATTGTGGTGGAGCATCGCCAAAGGACTTTCCTTTAAAGTGGAATGTTCATCTGGACATTGGCCCGTCGAATTTTAGCCCGCAGCAAGGTGCCCCCCTTCTTACCGTTGCTGATTTTCAACGCGCCAGCGAAGCTCTCGCCGCCCTCGCCAGTGAACGGGGGATGAGTGGAGAAATTGACCATGCCGAAAAGTTGGCAATTGAAAAATTGCGACACAAGAAGAAATTCGGCGGAACGACCACATGCACCATATCGACCCTTGATGATTGTAAGCTGCTTGACGCCCTCTCCCGCCAGCAACCTGCGGGAGCGCCGGAATGCGTCTTCTCGAAATGCCCAACCCCGAAGGACTGCACCGGCCCAAATTGTGGGAACTTAAGACCACCATATACAGAGCAACCTGCGGGGGAAGCGGGGGCATCGACACCTCAACCCGCAAACCGCAACGCCATGCGCGACGATCAGTAACCGCCGCTAAAGGATGTTGACGATGGCAATGAATGACATAAGCGAGGATTTCGAAACTGAAATTTGCTATGCATTCAACGAGGCTATTTGTCAGGCCGTCGATGCTGGTAAAAAAGAATCGCTTGAGGTAACGGCTTTTATCCTCAGCCGGCCGGCTGTCAGGGCAATCTTGGCTAAGGCTGAGCGCGGCGAGTTCGTTAATGGCTAGTTCAATGGCAGACCGCAATTTAGCATTAGAGGAAGCCGCCGCCGTTGCAGACCTTTGGTCCGATGCGAAGGCCGATGAATTGAGGCTGAGAGGCGGCGAAATGTCGGCTCAGGAGATCAGGACTGTAAGGGCGTTCCTGAAAGCTGTAGCTTTCGACATTCGTTCGAGGAAGCGGTGACGTGTCGTTACCAGCGGAGATTTGAAATGCCGAATGAACTGCTACGGCAATAAGAAGTTAGCGAGGGGATAAATGTAATCGTGGACAATCGATTCGTGGCCATTTTCCCGATGGAAAGTAAGGCTCAAGTTGACCACCTTATTGAAAGCGTCAATCGGGTGTTACGCGAGAAGATCAAGGCTCCATGAGGCGAGCCGCCTGCAACTAGCTCTCTTTGCCTGTTGAGAGAGTGGCCTATGGGTGACCACGGCTATCAGGCGGCTCACCTGATGAATGCTAATAGGTAGGGACTGAACATGGACATAAGCCTTGGCGGGATGGCGCGGAAGCTAGTAGCGGCTCAAGATGAGATCGAGCGGCTGCGTCATGATAGACTGGATTGTCAGGTGGTTATGGACAGCCAGCAAATAGAGATCGAGAGGCTGCTGGTGGCGCTAAACATGGCGACCTATTCTCTTTGCACCGACGACTACGAAACGCAGCAGGCGGTTGCGGAAAATATCAAGAGCAGTCATCAGCAGAATGGAGGCCAGAAATGACAGGCCCGGAATATGCCGAGCTTCTCGACTCAATCGAAAAGACCTTCCAGTACAGACCGAACGAGGCTGGTGGCGAAAGATGGGTCGTTTTTCAGGACCACACCTTAGTCGTCATCCACCCGGAACGCAGACCGCGATTTTACAAACGGAACCATGGTGGCGTTCCTTACGAAGTTGAACCTTACCCAGCGTAATCGGACACATCACAATGACCGAACACGACGACGATCCCGAGATCATAGTGTGCGCTGGACCACCCATCTGCCTATTGCAGGGTGACGATGCGGTTGCCAATCAGCTTGCGGGGTGTACGACCTGCAAAAGGATTATCGTTCGGCAGGATGGTTCCGAGCGAGAATACCAACTGAAATCGCATTAATGAGCGATTAATGCAGCGTTCCGGTCGGGTGCATCATAAACCACAACAGCACTAGACCGGCAAAGGCCGACACCGCGACGGCCGATGCAAGAACGACAATGACCGTATCCTTGAAGCGCCATGGTGCCGGTGCTGGGTATCTGAAGTCGGCCGACTGTCGGGTCATTGGCTTGCCAATCTACGCTTTGGGCTGCTCAAGTCAGCAATGCGATATCGGCTCAGGTCCCGTCGATGAATGCGGGTCTTGCCATGACCTGAGTTTGGATCGTAAATCAGGGCGTCCGACTGTGTGCCGCCCAAGATATAGACTACGTGTCCCGGTCGCCATGCCGCGTTGCCGGGAGCAAATGTTCCTTGGTTGAAATAATAGCCGTAATTCGAGGCCAGAAATAACTCACGGATCGGCTTACCAAACGCCTTGACCGATACCCCACAGCCGCAGAACAGACGCCTCGGGCAGCCCGAGGGATGGGCTACAACCCTGGAATCATCGGCATAGCGATCTCTGGCGTGGCGCTGGGTGCGCTCAATCGAGCCACCTTGGCATATCACCCGCCCGTCATTGTTCATATTGCACTGACTGGCCACGGCATTAACGTGGCGGGCCTGTTTCGGGCGAGCGTCGGCGGCCGAGATCGAAAGCGCTAACGCGCAAACGACCACGGCGCCGATCTGGCGCAGCGTCATGTCTTGGACTCCGGGGTTGTTGAGGGGGTACGCAAAAACTGCGGCTATCACAAAATGTTACGTTAGAGCCGCAGGCACTTTCGCAATCGGCGCGCGCGATCGGCGGTCGATTGGTTCAATGTTCATCGTGTCAAGTTTTCGAGATTTGCGATTTACGTTCAACAGTGGCGCGGGTTTTAGAACGCGCATCCACTCAAAACGGAAAATCACAAAAGTCGATTTGCTATAATGCTGTCACGGTCGATTAAGGACCGGGCTGTTTGAAAATGTGGAGATGAACAATGGCAAAGCAGATCATGCTTTTGCTTCGGCCCGACGATGCCGAACCAATCTTGCGCGAGGCAGCGGAGATGGCTGCAAAGTTCTCGGCGTGGTGCGACTACATGACTGACCGCGTTTGGAGCAATCCGAAAGCCAGCAACGAAACAACCGCAGCGGCAAAAGTCAGATGGCAAAAGAAATTCTTACGAGCAAAACGGATTGTTGAAGCCTTCGGCGTCGAATACGAACAGACTACCGAGGCAGAGGCTATGACAATTGAGTATCGCTACATCGGCGAAAAACGAAAGTCGATTGGCGGGTTGATGACCTACACATCGGGAGGCAAGCCAGACTACAAGAACCCCGAGCCAGCCTATCGACGCGAAGTACATGCCGAAGCCTGCCGACAGGCGGCGGATCGTGTCGTGCGCCGATGGCTGGCCACGATTGAAGTAAATGTTAAAGCCGCTTAACACCAACGCCGCTCCCGGAAACGGGGGCGGCTTTTCTCTCTCAGAGCTTGCCGAGCAAAATCAAGATCAGCAGGATCACCAGCACCAGCCCGAGACCGCCATTGAGCCCGTGCCCGAATCCGTAGCCAGGCGCACCGCCGATGCCGGAGAACCCGCCGAGCAAGGCGATCACCAGAATGATCAGGATGATGGTGCCGAGTGACATGGGGTCGTCTCCTATTACGGTTTGAGATATACCGCCAAGGAGATGCCTGCCACGACAATGGCAAGCACCCACCCTGCGGCCTTGTCGATGCCTGCACCGCGACCGGTCTGACCGGAAACGTAGGCCTTCAACGGCTCGATATCTTTGTTCGTTGCATAAAGCCCGCGCTCGCTGTTGATCTGCTCGCGTAACAGATTGGCCTTTTCGTCCTTATAGGTCTGAATTTCACGGGCCAATTGGAGTGCGTCGATGTCGGCGGTTTCTTTGATCTTAAGCGCCTTCTCGCGCTCGACGTTTACTTCCGCATAACGCCGGTCGCGTTCGGCAAAGAATCGCAAGTCGCATTCGCGGATCACTGCCATATGCTTTTTAAGAGAAATAGTTTCGGCCATTAGTCAGACTGGCTTCTTAACGCGGTCGCCGGACCAGTCATTTCTCTCAATCTAGATTCGACGTTTGAAAGTCGCTGGTCGTGGCGGGCCTGTTCAACAAGGATCGACGTGATGCCATTGAATTTTTCCTCAACGATTTTGGAGAACGCCCCGAAAGAACTTTCGACTGATCCGACGCGCTGAGACAAAATCTTCATGTCGGCGCGCATCATAAAGATGACGAGCAATCCGCCCCCTAAAAGGCCCGCCATTGTGAGAATGTCGCCTAGGCGAATTGTCATATCCACGGCAAACTTATCCATTTTTTCCTTCCCCGATTGCGCTGGGCAGCGGCTTGCGCTTACGGGGCATTCCCGCTTCAATTCCGCCAGCCATCATCAAGCCCTTTTGCTTGTGGTGGTTAGGGCTGGCCAAACGTTCACCGCGCTTGGTCGGCCCGCTTCGTTAACGCTTTACTTAAATGCCGGACAGTTCAAATTCACGCCGGTTTGATTCGCCGTCGCCAACTGCGGAGCTAGTTTTGGTGCGGCGTAATAGCTGCTTTTTGGGTTCTTCGAATTGTATTCGATAGGCTCGCGCCCGGCGCATTGTGCCTTAGAGGTCGTCGCGGTCCCATTTGTCAGACACCCGGCCAGAAGCAACGTCGCGCTTAGCATCAGCGCGAGCTTTGTTGCCGCGATCAACCGACTTGCGCTCGGCCTTGTCCCATTCAGCTTGTTTTCGCTTTGCAGCATCTTTTGATCCTTTCGCGTATATTGCCAATCCAGCGACAACGGCACCGGCCACAGCGATGGCGATCTTTCGGAACGGCGGGAAATAGATGGCGACCGCTACACACGCGGCGATAATAACGCCGCCCAGCCCGAGCCATCCGTAAAGCGGGTTGATCCAGTCGAACATCAGGCGACCTCCGTTTTTGGAACAAGCACCGAGTCCTGACCGTTGCGGGCGCGCTGCGCTTTGTAGTTTCTCCAGACGCCGTAGAGAGTGACAGCCGCGATCAACAGCGTAATCCCGATAACGATGTACTTGACGATCTGGATGCCTTCGGACAGCGGCTCCAGCGTTGCCGATGTCGTTTGCAGCGTGTCGAGGGTGCCAGTTGTCACTGTGCCAATGGTGGTGCCAGCCGTACCCACGGAAACCGAAACCGGCGCTTCTGAGATTTCAGCACTGGTCGCCTTGGCGCTTGCATCATTAACCGGAGGCGCTGCAACAGCCGACACGCCAGCGGAACGAGACAAGCCTGAGGCAAGCGCCTGCCCGGTCGATTTGACGCTAGTCAAGCGCGCCGTCCATCCCTTGCCAAACGTCTTGAATGTCTTGAGCTGCTGGAGGAACGCCATGCGACGGCCGCAGATATCGGCTACCAGCTTGTCGTGGTTGGAATGGGCATTGATCGCCGCAAGCGTGGCCTCGCCTATATTGCCATCGGCAGTTACACCTAGCGCGCGTTGCAGCCATTTAGCCGACTGCGACGGACCTGAATTAACCGCGCCGTCGAATACCACAAAATCAATCCCATCCGGCATTTCATCGCCCCGGATCATATTCCAATATTGCTCGCGGTATATGTCGTCGCGTTCATTTTTCCATGCCGCTGTCTTCCGCATGGAGGCCTTGAGGGCTTGCTGGGGTTTCCCCTTGCGCTTGCGGTATCCGTCATAGACGCGCTGAATCACACCCTCTAGGGTGACGCCGCCGGGGTCTTTCGGATGATTGGAATAGCCGCCCTCATAGACAAGGACGTGCTCCAAAGCCGCTTTGAAATTTGCTGATGCCATGTGTCTATTTTCCTTCCACGCCAACAGGCGCGCCGGCAACAAGGGGTGCGATGGTCATGGGGGATTTCCTTGGTTCCGCGATCGTTGAGAGGCAGGCCGTCGCTACTACCCCCATCAAGGCATTGACCGGATTCAGGTTTTAAAGATGTTCGGCTCGCGCTTGACGTGCACTTGAGGGTCGTGGTGTTCTGTTGCTATGCAAGCCCTAGTTGATCGTATTGTCCGCCGTGTCCTGCGAACCGCCGGTTACGCAATGGTGCCCATCGCTGAAAAACCGCAGGGCTATACCGTTTATGACTGAAATTGACCCCAAAAAACTTGCCGATGATCTGCGATTTATTGCGCAATCATTACCGCCGTGCCGGCACGAGGATCGAGAGCCAGATATAGAACTATGCCCAAGGTGCAAGGCAAGTAGCCTCATAACAAGGCTGGAAAAATCGCGTCATGACGGTCAATGAATTATTGGCCGCGCTGGTATTTGTCGAAATAATACTCGGCCCGATTTTTGTCGTGTACCTTGCGGTATATTTTATCAGAAAACTATAGACGAAAGTCCGGGCGGCGTAAGGTTCACACCGCTGAAACGCCGTACCCACTAGGGGCTGTGTGCGCGAACGCGACCTCCCCGAAATTCATGTCCAAGATTTGCGTCGAAATGCCGCCGTATGCAAGCGCATAGACACTTGCGGGAACATTCGTAAAGGCCGCTCCAGTGCCGGCGACCGGATCACCGTTGAACGTCCCGTTTCGGCCAAACCAGATTTTCCCGCCGGGAGGATCAACGGCACACATTCCAACATCGTTCTGCGAGAAAGAACTTGTGACGCTTGCGGTATAAGTCACATTGTTACAGGCGGACCCGCGATCAGTCAGCATCCATTCATTTGCTCCGCAACCGGAGCTGGTTGGGCTTCCTGAAAACTGGCCGGTTGCTAACGCCTGGGACGAGTCTTGAACGCCAGCAGCGAATTGATTGCCAATAAACGTAGCGTCGATTTTCTTAAACTCAAAATAGGTTTTACTGGTGATGACAAGCGTTCCGGCAACCCGGCCAAAACTGGACGCCGGACCAGTCGCCCTCAAGTTTCCGTTCGATAGTGCCGGCGGGGTTCCTGACGTTCTGGCGGCGTCTAATGTCGCGTAGACCAACGCAATACGACGACCACCGGCAAGCTGATTGACCACCAGCATTAAAGTAGCGCCTTTACGCCGGTCTTGAACTGCGCCATCGTTATTGGGGCCTTCGCCTCCAGCACACGAATGCGGTTTTCGTGGTTGAGCATGGCCTTGGCCAGTGCCGCGTAGAGCGACCCATTCAATGCGCCGACCGCCGCATCCTTCGCGTCGCTTATTTCCTGCGCATCCAGCAATTCGATTGTGTAGGTATCTACGACCTGCGTTTCCTCAATCGTCGTCACCGGACCTGTTCGTTTGTGCGTCGCCGGGTCGAAAGCGCCGTCACCAGCAACAACGACAGGAAGCCACCGCCATGACTTTCCGGCCGGGTTTGGCGGTTGGACCGCAAAGACTTTGGTGTCAATTACTTCATCAGACGCATTGACGAGCTTAAACAGTGGCATGGCTACACATCCGTCGCAGCGTTGATTGGAATTTTTGTCATTGCCGCCTGTAGCACCATCGTTTGCGTGTACGTGTCAGAGCCGTCTGCGGCCTTCCGGTAGACCTCGACGTACAGCATGCATTCCGCGCCGAACGTGCCGCCCGGCGTGAAAGTGACCTCGGATGAGATGTGCTGATCACCGTCCGCGAGAAAGGCGTCGGTTGTCTCGGCGGCAGTGCCCCACGCGCCGTCTATTGCGTCGTCGTCGCGGACGTAACGACCGCGAATGCCCCAAATTACATTGCCTGTGCCGGCCGTGGCCGTGGTAGCGTAAAACTTACACTTGAGAGCGCTCGCGCCATCCATCCCCTTCGGGGCGGGGTAAGCGATCTGGATTGCCTGTTCTACGCTTGCGGAAAATTCGTAACCAGCAATCATTACGTCATTGGTGGCCTTCTCGCTAGCATAAGAAGCTGCGCCATTCGTGGTGCGCCTCACCATGCCTGCGGCGAGCAAATTGACTGTGTGGTAGCCCTGCTTGATCCCGGCCGCCGTCAGATTAGCTGGCGTGAGCGTGCGCGTCATGTCCGTCCCAGTCAGCGCTTCCGCATCGGTCGCCAGTTCAACAACGCCTGAGGCAATGTCGGTAGCAGCTTGCTTGATGTTCGCGAAGGCGGTTGCCGCGCTCGCAACACCACCCGCGCCTTCTGCGAGGTTGTCCGCGCCGATCATATCGCCAACGCCTGCGCCGTCCGTGCCCGGCTGGCCAGCGACGTTAATAAGCCAATCGGTTAGCGTTCCTGAGCCGAGCGACTTGTCAGCCGTGAACGCAAGCGTAGTGCCGCTGTATGAACTGACGACACCTTCCATCCAGTTGGTTGCAGGTACAGCGGCGTCGGATGCCCGCGCCCGTGTCCCGACCTGATAGGCAAGCCCGGCCTGTGTCGTGAACGTCTTGGTCCCGGAACTTCCGATTGTCTGGCTTGAAGCGGACGTTGCCGCGAAGGACGCGCCCTGTATTCCCTGCAAGCCCTTAATGTTCGTGCCCGTATCGGTCCAAACACCGGCCAGAAGTTGGTACAGATCAAGGTCGGTGCTGTCGGCGTCAACCCAGATCGATTCATTCGGCTCGCTTGTTGAAGGAGCTGAGTCTTGGACGAATATCAACGAACCAAAGGCCCCGGCTGGGCCGGAAAGCCTGATCGTCCAGTCGGCAAGCGTTCCGGTGCCGCCAATAAGCTGGACATCTACAGTCAGCGACGTGCCGGAATAAGCACTGATCTGACCGAACATATAGTTAGTTTCGTCGGCATCAGAGGTCGCGATTACAAAGTCGCCAGCCGCGAAGTCCTTGCCTGCCTGCGTCGTGAAGACCTTCTCAGCAACCTCAATGGCTAGCGAGGTCGTTGACGTAGCCTTGTAGAGTGCGAAATTAAGCGATTGCAGAACTGTCGCCATCGGCGTTGTAGTGATCGGGAATGCGTTGACGGTCGCCATTAGATGTTGTCCTCCCATCCCTGACAAAGAAGTCCGGTATCGGTCGCGCTCGATGCGTAATAAATATTTGTGCTTTCCAGCATCATCTCACCGGAGATTTTCTGATAGAAAACATTGCCGGAGAGATTATGTGACAAACCTAGTGGCGGTGCATTGTTTGCAGCAGTGTTGTTGCCATAGCTGCTGTTCGGAGCAACCTGCGTCGTTTTGCTAGCCGCACTAGAATTTGAATATAGATGCAGCCTGATCATTGATGCAGTTGATGGGACGAAGCTCGACACGCTGACCGCTGTCCATGTCGGCACGGACGGATCACCGGCAGCGCCACCAACAATAAGCGGAATTAACGAGGTCTGTGCGAGCCCAAGGATATATTGAGCTTGCCGCCCGAGTTGCCATGTGCCGAGAAGCTGCGCGGCGGCGGTCGCTGTTCTGACCCAGCCGATGCGCGCTTTGTAAGTGTAGTCAGCAGGCATCGTTGGCGATGAACCGGATGTAGAGGCTACGCATTTCGTCGTGCCATAGGCTTTGGCAACGACCCAGATTGCGTACCATGTAGCTGCGGCAATCCCGCCGGTATCGAGCGCGTCCGCTCCTGTAGTGCCGAGATCGATTGTTGAGTTAACCGCCGTGGTCTGGAAATTCGTCCCGTTGGTCGTTGTAACGGCATCGGCCGTTACAGTGACGGTTGTGTTCGATGCCACCTTTATGGAAAGGTTTTTGAACGCGGAAGCGATTGGCCCGGCTATACGCAATGGATCGCCAGTCGCCCTGTGGTAGCTCACCATCCGCCACTTGCCGGCTACATGTTCTTCAAATACGGCCCAATCTCCGGCGGCGGTCGTGATGTTCGCGCCGGTTGAAAGGATTAGATTTGTTGCGTCATGGGTAAGCGTAAGGATTTCAGCAAATCTGAGCATGACGACCGCGCCAACGCCTTTTGTCGCAATCGACGTAATCGCAATTGTTCCGGTAATGTTGAAAACATTGCCGTCGCCTAACGTGAGCGCACTGGCAGACGCCGTATCCCCGCCGTCCTTGAACAGTGCGGTTTTGCTCAGGACAAAGCCTGAGCTATTGAACTCGGCAACCAGCACACCACTAACGGCAAGACCAAACCCTGTCGTTGTCTTGTAAATTCCGATATTCGTTGCGCCGTTAAAAGTGAGCGCGGGAGAGCCGACCGTACCTTCCGCCAATTTAAGGGCACCCGTCATTGGTGCCGCGCCGCTACGGGGCAGCCTTGCTGTCATGGACGTAGACAAGTCTTCCAGCGGTGGGTTGTGCTGGCTCGCCTGGATTGTCTCGCCGGTCTGGGCGAGATATCCGGGCGGTAGACTGTGGACGCCGCTTGAATCTGTGGGCAATTTTGCACCTCAATAGAAAAAGGCCCCGATTGGGGGCCTTTAAGGTCGTTGGCTGTCGTGGTAGGATCAGCGAATGTGGAAGATATCCCAGCTAACCGTGTTTCTAGCGGTGGTCTTTTCGCATCTGTATTACGATTGGGGGCACGGCGGCAGCCTGCTCGCCGTCAGCGTTGTTGCGCTCGCCGCTGCGTGGCTTTCAACAGCGGCTATCATTGCGATACGCGATTTACTGCGGCGCGCCAAGGCGCTGCTGTTGCGCTGCCAGCAACGCATCAATGACCGCAGACCGTCCCGGCGTTAGTCGATTCAACATCGGCGCGGCGACCTGATTTCCGAGATAGGCCCTTCCTAAACCAGACGTAGCGGCGCGGCCGACTAGTCTAGGGACAGCAGCACCGGCTACCATGCCAGCCATGGCACCAGCGGGACCGCCAACACTTGCGCCGGCACCGCCACCAAGCAACGACATGAAACTAGCGCCAAGATTTTGCGCTGAAAGCCGCCCCGGCGTACCTGAGTTAGGCAACGGGCTCATTAGCTGAACACCATCGCGCGCTAGGTCGGTGAAATCACCCCGCCCGCGCGCGTAGTTTCGACGCCCTTGCGTGTTGACCGTGGCCTCTCGCAATTTTGCTGGAGAGATAAGACCTGCCGCCGCGCCTTCGCCAGCGCCGGTAGCCGCTTTCTCGATCACTAGCATATTCCGGTATTGATTGCGGGCTTCGCGCCATGCCGCCATGTCGGCAGTATTGCCGGTCGCTGCGATGCTGCGCTCCATGGCGTCGTCAACGGCTTCGCGCATTTCGCGGATGGCGGTTCTGGCTTCTGGGTTATTGCCCATGCCCCGCGCTGCACGTTCCATACGCGACCGGAGAGATTGATAAACATCGCCGGGGAGAACACCGCCTGTACGCTGCGCTGTGTTCCTGATTTCCGTTACAAAATTCTCAATGACTGGCGCACGGTTCGGGGCGGAAACCAGATTCTGATAATCATCGACGGCATTACGAAGATTTCGCGTAAACTGCTGATCGACGCTCGCCACGTTCCGGGCAGCCAAGTCATCGAACTGTTGGCCGATTCGACGGAAAGCGCCGTCTATAACTTCCGGCGTAGCTCTATGAGTAGTCTCGCCAACCCGCCGAAGCGCCGCAGCCGTAAATTGCTCTCCCTGGCTTTCGACAAGATTAGCGCCTCGGCCTCGTTCCGCTTCAAGATACTGCAAAGGCTTCCGTCCGGTCACTTGGCCAGCGGTAAGGTCCGTGACGCCTTCCCGGCGCAAATTCTCAACTGCGTTCTGGCGCGTGGCATTAATTGGCAACGGTGTTACCATGCGACCGACGACAGATGGCAAGATGCCACCGGCAACCGCCCCACCGAAACGCGCGTAAGGTTCGGCAGCCGTCCCCTTGGTCAACTGCCCGGCCGTTTCGCTGACTATTGCCGGTGAGAGAACTTGCGTTACGGCACGCCGAGCTATACCACCAGGCCCGCCGAGCATACCAGGCACAAACTCGCCAACGGTTTGCGCGTATTCCCCGGCCATGGTCTTGGGCTTGTAGAACTCGCCAGTAACGCCCTCTATCCCTTTTCGGATATCACCAGAGCCATACGTAGGCGCGCGATCTGACCTGTCAGCAACATCAATACCAAGCTTTCCGCCAATGAACTTTGTAGCGCGGTCAATACCACGCGCGCCGAACTCAGATAGATCGCCCGGCAAACCAGCTAGGCCAACGCCAGACTTAACAACTCCGATGCCGGCCGATTTAGCCACATCGCTGGCAACGTCACCAACATTCATCGTTTCTTTCGCGTAGGACTGCCACGGGCCTTTCTCTGTATCGTTGGCTGGTGCGGCGTATTGCTCCCAAGGACCGGCCATTAGTTCACCCGCTCCCAGCTGTTGCGATCCGCCGGGTTGCCGCCCTTGAAGCGATAACCGTCCTTGACCTCGCCAGCCTGCGGCGGCGCGGTGGCGGGCTTCGAAGTACCGACATTCTCTTGAAACTGAAGCTTCTCGCGCGGCGGCCCTTTGCCTTCGCCGTGAATGATATCCATATAGTTGTTCTTCACGCGGCGAAGATTGTCCTTAAGTTGATCGTCGGACTGCGACTGCTCAAGATTGCCGATAGTCGCCTGCAAATATGCGATTTCACGCTCTGACACTTGCCCAAGCGCGCCACCCGTCGGTGAGTTGTTGCGCATCTTTTGCAGTTCAGCAAAGCCTGCATTCGCCTTCACGGTATCAATAAGGGCCCCAACGTCGCGGGCGGCAGTGCCGCCAAAATTCGAAAGAATCTGACCGACCATGCCAGTGGTCGGCAACGTAGAATTATCGATCTTTGAAATTGCCCTATCGATGTCCTGCGTTACGACATTGCCAACCTGCCGTTGCTCTTTGTCTCGATCTTCCTTACCGACCATCTTTTCAGCATTGCCTTTAGCGGTCGCCACAGCGGCGGCTTTGGCGGCTTCAAACTTAATAGCAGACTCACCGGCACCGGGAGCGTTCAAAACACGAAGGTCATTCGGGTTCTTCTTATTGACCGCAATCACGCTACCATCGGGCCGCTGCTGAATGTCGTAATCGCTTTGCTTCATCTGCTGTTGCAAGATGATGTTAGCGATGGCTTTGGTCTGCGGCGACGAATACGGGCTGGTAGCCGCCTCGATCACTTTCGGATTGACGCCAGCCATAGGGCCACCCGTGGCGGGCCGCGCGGTCGCCTGTGTCGGGCGGGCGGCGGTAGGCAATGAGCCTTCATCGCCCATTCCACCTGTGAACTTATCAGCATAGGCCATAACGGTCGTGCCGAGCTGATCCTTGGCGTTCGGATTTTTCATCCCGCCTTCGCCGGCAAACCAAGCCTTCGATGCACCGGGAGCGCCATACTTTTCGGCATATTGGCCAAACTTGCCGTTAAACACCGCGTCCTGCGCGTCCGGGCTGCTGATGAACTCCTGCGGAGTCATGGCACGGCCCATAACCTCCTTGGTCCAAGGAGCAACATTCGCGCCCATCACCTGATATTTACCAAGCGCTTGATCGCCAGAGGCCGTAACAGGCCCTTTGATGTCGTAGCGTCCGCCGCTTTCGATATTAGAGATCGCCCCCTGAGCGCGCGGCAGCATGGCAGCCGTCTCAGGTTTGAGATCGGCCATCGCGTCAATGCTGTTGAACTGGTCAGCAGGAACGATCTGAGGTTCTGACGGCGGTGCTAAAACTGGACCAGCGGTATAGCCGCCGGTCGTTGCCGGCGTAGCCCCGCCGCCGCCAATGAGGGATGCGATCATCTCCCGATCCGCCGCAGCGTTAGTCCTTGCCGCTTCGTCGGCTTGTCCGCTTTCCAACCCGCCGAGTAAAGCCTGGGACACCCGCGCCGCGCCCTGCCATGGCGATTGAATGGGCGAATAGTCCATGCCCTTTTCCATCAGGGCTTGAGCAACCTTGCGCTGAGCGGCAATCTGCTCCGGCGTCATTTGCGCCCCGCCTTCGCCCCATACGAATGGTGCTGCCATCAGGCCAACCCCAGCATTTCGTAGTTGACCATCAGGTATCCGCTCGGGTGCGTAATGACGGCTTCCGGCATGACACCCCGCACTTCATCGGCCATCACGCCGCGCTGGCGCTCACCAAAGATCGTGTATTCGTACAGAGGAAAGTCGTGCGCGGTCGTGCCAACACGTTCTATGTCTGTCTTTAACCGGCGATCAGAGAACATGGCCGCACCGCCGCCGTATTTCAAAGCCGCGCTGCCAATCGTCCCGCCAAGGCCGAACATCCCGCCCATAGCAGCGTTACCTGCCCCCACGTCAGTCTGGTACTGCTTCATGGCGTTATTGTAGTTGTTGTTGACCATGCCCATGTAATCGACGCCGGCCACCTGCGATTGCGGCGTGCTCTGGAATGTCGGATTAGAAACCTGCGAACCGGACATTAGCGCGGTAATTTCGTTGATCGGCTGGTTGCGCTCGGTCAACAATTCCTGATTGGCCTGTCCGCGACCGGCCAAGAGCAGCGAAGTGATTGCATCGTTCTTGGTATTGCCGAACCCAGCCATTTCGGCGTCAAAGGCGGCAGAGCCCGCCCGGATGCCGCTATTTGCAAGCCTTGTCCGCAATGCTTCTTCATCGCGGGCAAAACGAGGGTCTAAGCGCTTGCTGCCAAGCTCCATCAGGCGAGCTTCCGTCGCCTCATTGCCCAGCTTCATCGGCGTGCCGAGCAAGTCACCAATGCGGCCCGACTGATCGCGCCCGATATTGGCGATGTTCTGCTTGGTGATCTGGTTAGTGTCGAAAATGCCCTGCGAGGCTGGGCTGAGCGATGTCGTCGCTGAGAAGCGCGGCGTGCCGTCCGCCCAGGTTCCGCCTTGGGTATATTCAAGCGAGCCGTCCGGCGTGTATTGATTGATCGCGTTAAGCCCGGTCTGTGCGACCGCCGTTTCCTTATTCATCGCACCCTGAGCCTTGGCAGTGGCTACCGGATCGGGTGCTGGAGGCGGTGAAGGGGAGCTACCCATTTATTTTATCCACTTCTCGGCTTGTTCGCGTAGAAGATAAAACCGCAAGGCATCTTCATTGCCAAAATACAGTTTGCTTTCGCCTTCCGGTTCAAAACCGAAGCGCGGCAAAAGCTTTTGCATGTTCTCGTTTGAGCGGCGGGTGTAGGCGGTTAGCCTGATCGCCCCGGCCTGCCGGAATACGTAGTCATAAACGCCGGCGATAGCAGCACGGCTCAGCGCGCCCGGTCCGTACAGACTGATATCGAAGTTGAACCCGTTCCAGTTATTGAACACGACGCCGACGCTGAGCGTCTTTTCATCAACCGTTCCTCCAATCGCCGTGTAAGGCGGCGACATCGTAATCCCAAGATTCTTGCCGACCCACTCCGCTACTCGATTATCCTCGCCAAAAATCAACCTCACGAACCGATATCGCCTATCTCATACGTCAAATCGGTTTGCACCAACTCAACGTCCGGGGCCGAAATCGAGCCGCTCGTGATCTGTGTCGCTACCGACAGCGAATATCCGCTTCCGGCAATCGAGCGCCAATCCTGGAACGTGATCTTGTCAGCCGCGCCGCCCCATTTTGTTTCTCCCCAAATACCCGTGCCCCAGACACCTTCTGAGACAACGCTGATATCGTCGGGAGCGGCCGGCAGGCTGACCGTGTAATCCTTCTGTAGCGAAAGCTGCGCCTCGACAGCGGATGGCGCGCGAAGGACAGCACGCGCCAGCATTCCGGTCTTTAGCGAAGCTGGGGTTTTCAAAGGATCGAACAATGGGACGCAGGTTGCGACGTATGTTGCGCCCTGGTCCGAACCAGTAACCTCGGCTTCAATAATCCGGCCGTCGTTCGTCCCGAAGAACATTCGATCACCGAACACTTCAAGACAAAGAACATCCCATTCCGTGTACTGCGCCCATGCCCCGGTACGCGCATTGGCGACCAATACCGCCAAGTCTGTCGCGCCACCAGTCGGGTGCGCCACAACAACCATTTGCTTGGTAGGCCATACAATACATTGCCAGTCTGCGTCAGGATGTTCCGCAACGATTTCGTTCCATGCCACTTCAATCGGATACGAAACGGCGGAAGGCGACAGCGCGGCAAGATCGCGCTGGATGGCCTGCGAGAGAGGCACAAACCCTATATCGGTCGCAATGACGAGATCACCGCCAGCTCGGATGAAAGCCTTTGGCCCCCTCGGCTTGCCGATGCGATAGACGCCGACTCTGCTCCATGTGTCGGCCGAGGCCGGATCGCTGCCCTGATAAACCGCTACCTCGCCTTCCGAGGTTACAAATACGCATTGTTCGTTAAGCCCGGACCCGGTATCGAGCGACCATGCCGCGCCGAACATCAGCGAGCCGCCCTTAGTAAACACGCCACCGAGGGGGAATTTCACAGCGAGGCCGCCAATCGAATCAACCGGCAGATACCATACGTCAAGCGTATCATTCTGAATGAAAAACAGACGGTTCTTAAACGCCCAAACATGGGATAGCGTTGTCGGCGTTGCGCCAGTTATCGCTGGCGATGTGCCCCACGCTGATCCGTCATAGACCTGTGGCGTATCAACGCCATTCACCGCCCGCAGAAACACCCCGCCGCTTGTCGCAAATTGGACAACCGACCAATCACCTCCGGTCAGAGATGAGATTGCCTCATCAGGCGTCGCCGGAAACACCGGGAATATATCGCCCGTGTCGTCAACGAGAAAAGCTCCATCGTCATCGACAAGGAATTGATCTTCAGCATAAGTTACGGTCGTAATGTCGTAGACCGCCGCTACCGTCGAGGCGAACAGTGCCCTGGTATTACCATTGGCGTATGAAAACAGCGACGTGACCGGGAGAGAGCCGTCCCCGAGGAAAGCGTATCGCTGCGACCCTCCGCGCATCCGAACGCCGGTCGCGGTCGGAAACCAGTTTTCCAGCACTGCCGCGCCGTTGACTTTTGTACCGTCCGGTCTGCGAGCCTGTGGCGTTGCAAGATTTTCGTTTGCGATCCATCCCCCGACCGGAGCCGGAAAGCTTTTCAACTTCGACGCGCTAGGTTTACGAAGCGCCGGGGTTCGCATCAGGCACCGAGCGCGCGGGGATAGGCCAAGGACACGTCAAACGGCACACGCTGACGGCCGACTGTCAGAATATTAGAGCCTCTGTCCTTTCCGATTTCTTCGGACATGGCGATATTGAAGTTCGCCAATTCCTCCGCATAGTCCATTCGTTTCGCCGCCCTCCAGCGCCAGACAACGCCAAGATTCAGCAACCGCTCGGGGAGCAAGAACGTATCGGCGTCGGCTGTGAAGGCCGTCTGGTTGCCCGAAACAATCTGGTTGGTGATGTAGTAAAACCGCGCCGTTTCACCGACCGGCATGGCCGGGAAAATGTTCATTTGGCCTGCAATAATAATCCAGCTTCCCGGCGTTGCGCTAAAATCCGTGTCTTGCAGATAAAGCCATTCATCCAGATCACGTGCCTTGCGAAAGTCCGAGGCTTGGAAGCTTGCCGAATGGACCAATCCCTTCTTCGGCATACGGTCATAATCGGACGGAAGGTCAAAGGCGGTCGCACTGGCATCGCCCGTCAGCGTTCCAAGCTTTAACAACCCCTGCCAGTCGTATTCCTGCGCAATGGCGACAGCCGCCTTGCCGGCCTGTAACCTAAGCTCCTTGGTAAACTGGCTGGGCGCGGAAAACAGCGATGTCGGCTCTGTCTGGTTCAGCTCTACAGCCGCTTCAGCGCAAGCCGACAGAACCGTCATTGTTCAGCCCCTTGCTTGGCGAGGATGGCATCCGCATCCTTAACGAGCGTGGCATGTGTCGCCCTGCCCTTCGGCACGGTGCCCTTGTTCGTCTTGATCCATTCCTTGATCGCTTCGTCTTCCCAATCCTCGAACGAGGATTGCCAGCCCGGTTCAATCAATGCCGCGCCCTGCATTTCGGAAATGGTGCGCTTCAGTTCGTCAATCTCGGTCTGCATCTTGACCACGTTTGCCGAGCCGCTGGCGTTGTCGAGATAGGCTTGCGCCTGATTTTTCAGTTCGCGCCCGCCCTGCCCCAGATTTTTCAACTCCTGACCGTCGAGCGCGGCCAGGGATTCAGCGGTGTAGATGCTGAGTGCCTTTAATTCGGAACGCTTGGCCTGTGTCAGAAACGGCAATTCCTCAACGGGAGTGCCGGCGGCGACTTGCTGAGCCTGCATTTTGAAACGGCGATACTGGTCCGGCCACCGCTGGGCGTAGGTCTGCGGTTCGTAATCGCCGGTCTGCGGGTTCAGTACCGTTGACCATACAGCATGGGCCGGGAAGGCGCTGACGGTCTGCCGATTACCGGCAAACCGGACCTCAACAATCTCCATGTCGTCAAAAATAGGGCGGGCCGCCTCTTTGGTCTTTGCCGGGTTCTTCTTCGTATGAATCTTAAACTGAGGCACCACCAATTGATCGTTCATTTTAGTTCCTTTCCGTCTGAGGGAGCGCTGGGGATTTTTATAAACCAACAGTAGTTTTCGCCAATCTCCAGCGGGAGGCCGGATGCCTTGGCAAATTCGTTCACGGCTTCGGTTACGCCGAATTTAGGAAAGCCCGCGTTTTCGTAGTCATGACCGCCGAGCCAGCCACCCGGCTTAACCTTCGTAGCCCATGCTTCGATGTCAGCCTTGCATCCCGCGTAGGAGTGATCGGCGTCGAGAAAAACTAAATCGTATTCGTGCGGCGTCTGTTTTGCCGCTCGCACGGAACGACCGCGTAGGATTGTCCTGCGCTCGGCCGCAAAGGCGGTCTTGCTATTAGCCCGCTCGAAATAACCGTCTTGCTCAGCTTGCGACAATCCAGCATGGAAGTCGCCGCTATCGCCGTTATAGGCCTTGCCGTCGCCTTCCCAGCTATCGACCATATCGAGATGAAGGATCGGGTTGCCGTGTAAGAGAGCCGCCGACATGTCGCCGCCGAATACGCCGACCTCGGCAATTCTTGGGTTCGCTGCTCCGTTAAGCCGATTGAGAACTTCCGTTGCCCTGATCTGGGCGGAAGTCATAGGCATGTTATCGGCCAAGTCTCTGGCGACAGTTGGCAACAAACCATCACCCGCTACGGTGATAATGCACCCATCGGCCACAAGACCCGGAACAAAATCCTGAAACTCATTGACCTGTTGCGCCATCCAAGGCGCTGCGCGGTAATGTTTGCCACGGTAAAGCGCGTCAACGATCCTGTCATTGTCGTTTAGCGTTTGGGCGTAAGCGTGGTGGTGATCTTCTCTGTAAGAGCTATCAAATCCGTGCAGGTGCATCTTGCGATACCCGGCCGCGAACGCCAGAACCATCGTGTTAAGCCCGACAGTCGAACCGCCGCCGATTAGATGAACCGGCCGGGCTTTCTCATCCGAAAGAGCCTCACGCATTCCCGGCGCGTTAACGTGCCACAAGACCGTGCGGCCATCGGCAGCATCGAATAGCGACGGGTCGCATTGCGAGGCGAGATAAACCGCGCCATCATCCAGGATAAAACTGACGTTCTCCGGCCTTGCATCGACAATCACAACGGCGTCGGGCTCAATCCCATTGAGCTTCAGGAAATGCCCAGCGCCGTTAAGCGCCCAGACCTTTTGACCGATGCTCTGTCGCCATTTCAATTCCGGCAGAGTATCGGCAAGCGACGGCCCGCCACCAACGATGCAAACATGCCCATCATGGGGTTGAGCCGTATCGAACCATGGTAGATCACGCGCGATGGAGGACCGCACATTACCGAGTGTCATTTCCAAAGCGGTGTTGCAGACCACATCAAGTTCGGCGCGGGTCATCCCGCCGACCTGCCAGACCTCAGGCACCCACCCATCGAGAACATCAAGCGGCTTGGGAAAGCCGTGAAAGCAAACCACGCTGGCTTTCGCTGGCGGACCATTGATTGTCTTGTAGGAGACGAACGCATCTGGGAATTCGGCCTGAAGCCTCACGGCGTCGGGTATCACGCTCTCAATCCATGCCTGATCGCCCCAGGTATGGTTAATCTCGAAATCGTCGGGGCATCCCGCCGCTTCGTACTTCTCCCAAACCTGTGTCGTGGTCCCGGCTTCCCATGCCATGACCGCAGATTGCAGACCGTCAGGACGATAGAAGTCCTGCAACATCGCAAACGGGCCGCGATAGGCCGCTATTTCATCAAGTCTGCCGGTGATGACGCAGCCAAGATCAAAATACAGAACCCGATCACCGTCAGGAAATACCCCAGCCTTGTGCAGACCTAGCTTTGCCCACCATCCCGGTAAATCGACGGGCAATGGACGGACCTCAATGCCCTTGTCGAGCGCGTCGCCTTGGTCAGTGAAGCAGATGAACCGCCCCTCGAACCCATCCGCCAGATTGCGACGGACGGAATCGAAAAGGATATTGACGTAGGCCGGGGAAAAACGATCCCCGGCCCTTATGCAACAGATGTTGAGCATACTAGACCAGCGTGCCAGTCTTCTGGGTCGGTCGGTTGAGTGTCACCACACAAGTTGAAGTGGTGGTGGTGACGGTCGCGGTCGCCGGGAAGCGGGCACCTAGAACCTGACGACCGGCAACCGAAGTCGGCATGACGCGGCCGGCCGTGCCGGACAGATAGACCTTGAACGTCGAAGCAGGGTCGATCTTGGTGGCGGTTTTCAGAACCACGGCATTGCCGCTGATCTGGAACCATCCATAGAGGGCCGCCGTAATAGCCGCCATGGCAACAGCCACGGACGAACCACCATCGACAACGCCGGAGGTCGTTGTCAACTTGACCGCATCGGCAGCGGCGTTGTCGTAGTAGTAGACAAGCAGACCAGCGACGACGCCTGCGCTGCCCTTGAGATAGATGAACTCGCCTTCGCCATAGGTCGGATCGGTGGCCCTGACGACAGTACCCACGGGGACCAGCTCAGTGCTGCTGGTGCTCGTGATCTTCGGATACCCCAGCGAAGGGGTCGCGATAGCATAAGCCATGTAAGGCTCCTTATGGAATGAGGAAAGAAAAAAGGCGGCCCGTTAAGGCCGCCCTTAAGATCACGAAGCCGTATCGGAGTCGTACATGCGCCAGTGGAACAGCGGGTTGGTCATGGTCAACTCACCCATCCACCCGATGAACTGCGCAAGCGCGTCCTGGTTGATTGGCTTCTGGCCGTCGCCCTCGAACAGCTTGTCGAAATTGCGGCTCGGATTGTAGCGGAGCCGCAGGCTGTCGGTGTCCAGACCGTAGGTCGTATCCGCCGGCATGTTCGAGCCGATACCGCCATCAAGGACGATTTCGGCACGCTTTCCGCCGCCAACATATTCCAGAGTCGAGAAGCCGAGCTTCGCAAGCCCGCCCTCCTTCTGAATGCGCTGGACCGCGATGGTCGCGGCGTCATACGCCTCGTAGTGCTCAGGCGACATCAACAGCAAATCGGCATGGCGGCGGCCACGGGAACGAGCCGTCATGATCCGGTTGAGAAGCGGACGGATCGTGGTTGAACTGACCTGTGTGCCGATACTCGCGAAGTCGGTATCGACATCATAGGTCGTGGTGCGCCAAATCGCGTTATCGACGCGCGAAATGCCGCCATAAGTTCCGGCGTCCTCGACAATCGGCACCGCCGCAGCTAGGCCGGTCAATTGCTTGCCGCCGTTCGCCGTGCCATCAGAGTGAATGGCGGTGTCCATCGCGTCTTCGAGGCCGCTTTCCGCCGCCTTCATGTACGATTTCAGGACCGGCTTGAGCTGGTTGGCACCCTGATTGTTCAGGATTTCTTCCATGGTCAAGCTG